CTAGGGCCACCTAGAATTTCGACTGAAACTGGATGAGACATGAACTCATCAAGCATTTCTTTTTTGATTTTTTCAAAAGCTGATGTTATTCTTGACTGAAAAGCTTTTTTATTTTGCTTAACAACAGCGCGAACAACAAACTGCGAAAGTTCTTTGGCAAATGTTTTAATAGAAGCTTTTTTTGCCATTATTCGTCCATTGGAATTAAAATAAACTCGTAATATTGCGGGCCAAACATGCCCAAGGGTTTGCCATCGCTTTTAATAGAAAAACGCCGCCCATCAAGCTCAACTTTCTTTGCTTCGCGCACATATTCGTAGCCTTCTAGATTAACTTTAATTTTAACTGTTCCAGCAGGAAGAATAATCTTATCTTGGCCAGCAGAAAAACTAGAGTTTGTTGAAGATGAGTCTCTTAGAAGCTCTTCGTTCATTTCAACATATTTAATTCGAGCTTGAAAAGTTTGCGAAACTTCAGTTGTTTGAGAATTTGATGATTGCTGGCGATAAAGAGCATTATAAGTTGGCGAAGAAGCGATGGTTGTTCTTTGGCCAATTTTAAATACTGTGATCTCGCGAGCAAAAGTATCGTGGATTTGATCAATGATTGATTTGATATTGGTTTTTTGGTTTTCTGATAAAAATCCAGCCATATTATTTATTTTTACACTTTTAGTTTTATTATAGATAGGTATAAGGCTATGAACGCAAAAAAAATCTTATCTCGTCGTTATAACGACAATACAACAAATCTCTTTAAACAATTTTTAAGGATCATTGAAGAATTAAAAAGAGATCATGACGACGCATATAAGAAATTGCGCGAAAATCTACCATCTGAATTTGCCGCCATTTTAAATCTTGGCGATTATTTTGATGATGGTAAAATGGCCTATATCCGAAAAAAGATTCTGGACTTGGGCAACGAAACAATGCGTTCCTCAGATTCAGAATTAAATAATTTTACTGTAAGTTTCGTTTTTAAAGATTAATATATAACAAGGAATATGGAATTCAAAGACATCTACAATTTTACTGTTTATGAAACAGTCGAGAAGCCTGTTGAGTCCGTCTCAAAGGATGAACAGGGCAACGAAGTAAAGGTAACCAAAAAGGTAAGCGAGAAATCTCCTATCAAGGTGTTTCTTAAAAAGCCTTCGCGCCGTCAAATTGAAGAAGCTGACTTGGAATATAGCGTGGAAATGTCCCGCTGTGTTAAAAAGGGCGTTCTCACCAAAGCTATGCTGGTCAAGAAGTATTCTGACACTGGCGGTTTAATGAGCGAAACAGAGGCGAAGACTCTCTATCAGAATTATCAAAGACTCTTGGAGTTGCAGAGAGAATACACTGAAAACGAAACCGTCAACAAGACAGACGAAAATCGCAAAAAGAAAACCGAAGCTCTTTCTCTTGAAATGGCGCAGGTTCGCGATCAGATTGTTAAAACGGAAATGGCTTATCAGTCTCTTTTCGACCACACTGCCGACATGAAGGCACAGAATCGTCTTCTTATGTGGTACATCATCAACCTTACTTACATTCAAAAAGAAGGCCAAGATAAACCACAGCCATATTTTAGCGGCGAAGATTTTGAAGATCGCCTTGAAGATTACTATAAAAAAGAAGAGCAGGAAGACCCTCTGTATTTTGAAATTGCTCGTAAAATTTCTAATGTTGCCGCCTTCTGGTTTTACAATTCGTCTGCGGGCAAAGAAGATTTCGATGGTCTTTTTGAAGAAAAGGGCGATGCTGAAAAATCTCCTGATTCTTCGGAAGAGGCTCCCAAAGAACAGTCGCCAAAAAAGAAAAAAGCTAAATCTTGAACGACAATCTCTACATAGAAATTGTAAACGAGATTTTTGATGGATATACACGGTTTGATTTTAAAGGTCAAACCGTGTTTTTGCGTCATTTTTGTTTGAGGGATCAGGAATATTTAAACAAAAGTTTTGAGCGCCACAAAAACCGAGCAATCTCTAAAGGTATTCAAGAAGAAAAAGATGTTCTGGCCAGATTACAGAAAGATGGCACTTGGACGCTGGAAGACGAAGGGAAAGTTTCTGAATTAGAAAGTTATATTCAAACCCTAGAAAAGACAAAATCAAAATTACCGCTACCATCTCAGCGAGAAAGCCACCAAAAACTAATTGATGAGGAAAAGACAAAATTGCTTGAATTAAAAATTCAAAAGAAAGAACTGGTTGGCAAAACCGCCACTGAGTATGCAAACAATCGCTCTAATGAAGATTTCTTGCGAAACTTGCTGTATAAGGACGAGAATTGTAAAAGCTTATTTTTTTCAGACGATGATTTTGGAGAATTAGAAAATGATGATTTGTCATCTCTCATGAACTCTTATTACGAGATCATGAATAAGTTTTCCGACGAGAATATTCAGCACGCTGTCTTGCAAGACTGTTTTAGCTTGTATTTAAACCATTGTGAGAAACCTTGGGATTTTTTCGCCAAACCATTAGTTAAGTTTTCGCTGTATCAATTAAAACTTGTTGCTTATGGAAGAATGTTCTTAAACATCTTCCAAAATGTTGACAAAATTCCAGATTCTATTCGCAAAGACCCTAAAGCTCTCATGGATTTTGCTGAAAGCAGCCGTAATAAAGAAAAACTCTCTAACTCCGCAAAAGATAATTCAGCAACGGCTCTTTTTGGCGCAAAGAAAGAAGATTTAGATTTTGTTGATCCAGAAGCCAAGAAAGTTTCTCTTTCAGAATTATTGAAGAAAAATAATGGGCAATTAAATATGGAACAAATGATGGAAGTTATGGGACAAAAGGTGTAATAACCTTTTAAGGAATAAGGTATGGCCATTAATATCCCCGCCAATGTACAGATTCAAAACGCAAACCAAGCAGCCACCTATTTACAAGGTGTTCTTCAAGGTGCCGTTAACAATGTTCAATTTAATTTGGGCGGGGCGGGCGGCTCAAGAACATTACGCTCCTTATCTCAACCTCTTGGCCGTTTAACTGGCCAAGCAGACGAGTTCACAAAATCTCTTGATGCTGCAAACGCTCGCGTGTTAGCTTTCGGCGCGTCTGTTGGCATTGTTAATGCGGTATCAAATGCTTTTAAAAGCCTTGTTAATTCTACAATTGAAGTGGAGAAGGCTATCACGGCTATTTCTGTTGTTGGTGATAAATTCGCGGGAAAAACAAAAGAGCTGAGTCAAGGACTTTTTAATATTGCCAAAGCAACAGGGCAAAGCTTTAGCGAAGTTTCTAAAGCTGCTCTAGAGTTTTCTCGACAAGGTTTGCTCTTAGAAGATACTCTAAGTAGAACTCAAGACGCTCTTATTCTTACTCGTTTAACGGGTTTGGATGCTGCGAAATCAGTTGATGGTTTAACTGCTGCTGTTAACGCTTTCTCAAAAGCTGGACTATCAACGACTCAAATCATTAATAAATTAGCCGCTGTTGACCAAGCGTTCGCTGTTTCCTCTGCTGATTTGATTGAAGGTTTTAATCGTAGCGCTGCTGTTGCTCAAAATGCTGGAGTAACTTTTGATGAACTTGCTGGTATCATTACCGCTCTTCAACAAGAAACTTCTCGCGGTGGCGCAGTTATCGGTAACGCCCTTAAAACAATTTTTACTAGGCTACAAGATACAAGCACTCTTAACCGATTAAATGGTCTTGGTATTGCCGTGAAAGATTTACAAAATAATCTTCTTCCAGCTAGAAAAATTTTACAAAATTTGGCTACTGATGTAGAAGGTCTTGGAAAAATTACACAAGCTGGAATTTTTAAAGATGTAGCTGGCACTTTTCAAATTAACCAATTAATTTCTCTTCTTGGAGATTTAAATAAACAAAATAGTGTAGCTGCCGATGCTACATTAAAATCTGCTGGAGCCACAAATGAGGCTTTTATTGCTAACGAGAAACTTAATCAATCTTTAGATGCTATTCTTAATAAGGTTGCAACAACAGGCAAACAATTAGGAAGTGTATTAGGAGAATTAGGGCTAACTGACAATTTAAAAATTATTTTAGATGGAATTGGTTCTTTTTTAGAAAATGCAAATAGTCTTTTACAAGGAGATGATCTTGGATCAAAATTTGCTAAAGGTCTTGTAAAGGGAATTGGCGCTGTATTAACTGGTCCTGGCCTTGGACTCTTTTTGGCAATTATTGGTAAGCTGTCTCTTGATTTGGCTAAGTTTGGCGCTCAGAGTTTAAAAACATTCTTTGGTATTGGAAAAGCTGCTGGTGATCAAAAACAGATTCAAGAATCCATTGTCCAAACACTATTAAGAAATCAAAATATTTTAAATAGCATTGTTACTACTCAAGGCGGCCAAAATGCGCAAGCTTTAAAATTTTTAGGAATTTTAAATCAGCAGGCTACTGCTATGAAATCTATTGAAGTATTGTCTAGTAGTCTTGCGTCAGCAGCTTATTCGGCTGGATATAGACAAACAGGACAAGGGTTGCAGAGAAGATCGGCGGGCGGTTATCTGCCAGCGCAAGAAGCGGCAGATGTTCGTCGTGGCGTTGGTGGCGCTTCCCCAAGTTCTAAAGTTGTTGCTATTCCAAACTTTGCATTTGGTGGTGGTAAACGTGGCACCATGATTGCCAACACAAGCGAATATATTGTTCCTAATTATGCTGGTGGCGGTTCTGCTATTTTTAATCAAGACATGGTGAAAACTATGGGGCTACCTCCAGGAGCTAAGAAGATTTCTGCGGCTGGTGGGTTTATTCCTAATTTCGCTTCTGTTGAAAGCATATCAAAAATTAATCCAAGAGTTAGAGTTAACTTAAATAAATCCACAAATACGGATAGAAGATTATCTGCAAATGACACGGTTAATTTAAGAGGAAATAAATTCAATCAATTATTAGTTCAAAAAAATCCAAATGAATCCGAATCTCAGTATGAAAACAGAGTAATTAAAAATTTAGGCTTCTTGCCTAATAATAATTTAAAATATCAAGGTTCTTCTGCTGTTGATGGTTATAAAATTAAAGGAGATTCTATTGATCTATTAGAGGTAAAATCTGGAAGCTGGAACTCTTTAGATGTATTAAATAAATTTTTACGGGCGCTTCCAGAAAATTATGGAACTAAAAATCCATTAGACCGTTGGAAAAAAGGAAAAGATGATTTTGTTATTAGTGCATTATTAGCGTCACCAACACAAAAAACATATAAGCCAACACAAAAAAGATTATTTAGTAAATCTTCTGGCGGTTATATTCCAAATTTTGCCGAGACAAATAAAGACCTTGCTGTTTTTGGTTTATACGGACGAAATAATGGCGAAATTAATGGCTCGCCAGTTTATACACTGCAAGGTCAAAGCGCAAATTTAACCAAAAATATTGAAAAAGAATATCAGGTTCGCATTAAATCTTTTGTAAGAGGCTATTCTCAAGAACTTGCCAATCAAATTGGCATTAAAAGAACTCCTAGAGAAATAGTTAAATCTCTTCAACAAACTTCTCAAGTTTCTGGTTTTATTTTTGAAGATATTTTAAATCAACTTGCTGGCCCTGAGTTTGACTCTAATCGTATTAGTGGTGGAGCAAGAGCGGATTTTCCAGTTACGCCTAATTTAAGAAAAGTGTTCGGCGCTACAGGAACGCAACCATATGCGGAAGTTAAATTAGACCCATATACCACTGATTCAATTGCCAGTATTAAAGCCAAACAAGCGGCTCTTGCTGCTGGAGCACTTGGCCCAAAATCAATACCAAAAGATGAATTCAATCAATTAAGAGCACGCGCCATAGAATTAGGTATTGGTAAATCAGGCAGAATTGACGTAAAGACCCAATCTCAACGCAATGCTTTTATTAAAGAATTAATTGGCGCTGGAATTATCAAGTCTGGTTATGGCGCAAGCGCAGATCAAACTAAAGCAATTAAAAGAGCTTTAGGAATGGCTTCTGACGGCTACGTTCCTAATTTTGCCGCTGCTGCTTTACAACAAGCTATTGCTCGCGAAAAAAGCGCTGGTCTTTTAGATTCACAAATCTATGTTGATCAAAGCTCCGCTTTAAAATCGCCCATGAATCCAATGGGGTTGATGGTGGCCAATCGAAGAGATGAGCCTGCTGGCGGTTTCCAAGGCATTGCTCGCGCACGCAAGGAAGGCATGAATCCAAAACTTTATGGCGCGGCTGGTGGATTTGTGCCAAATTTTGCTCCAAATCCGATTGATAGACAAGCTTTTGAAGCAGCTTTACCTCAATCGTTGAAAAAAAGCATGGATAAATTTGCAGATTTAATTGACGAAATCAATAAAAAACTAGCTAAAAATAAAATTACACAAGAAGATGCAACTAAAGAATTAGAAACATTTGTTAAAGGAGTTAGAAGTAATTTAAATCCCTCTAAAGGAGCTGGATTAAAAGCTGTTCAAGCCGCTCAAAACCAACTTATCACCCCCGTTGTCACACAAAAATCTGCTGGAGATGCTTTAGCAAGAGTTTTTGCTTTGCAGAGCGCGTTGTTTGGCCTGACAGAAGTTGTAAATAGTGTCGCTGGAGAAGGCAGCGAATTTGCTGATACTTTTAAAAAGGTTGATGGAATTCTTACTGGAGTTGTTAGCGCAGCAACTCTTTTAACCGCTGGTCTTGGCCCATTAGGAATAGCGTTAGCAGTTGTTACTGGTGGATTTAATATTGTTAAAAGTCTTTGGCCAAATGCTATTCAGCAAATGTCTGAAGCTTTTGGTGGTCTTTCTGAAGCTGGACAAAGAGCAAGTCAGTCATTAAATCAATTTGGAGAAAATGTAAATAGAGGGGGCATTTCTGCTGATGAAGCCTTAGCGCAATCAATAAAAAAAGCTGAAGAAGCTCAATTAAGGGCTGAAGCTAGCTCTAAAGGCGTAAATCTTCAAACTTCTGAAGGAAAACAAAAGACACCAGAACAGCTTGCTAGGGATTTGTTGGTGAATCAAACGACCACTTCTTTTAAAAGTATTGGCCTTAATCTACCAAATGGTCAGAAGACTGGAGCGCAAAGAAAACCTGGAATAGGCGATAAGATTCGAAGCGTACTGAGTGGTGGCGACGATCCAATCTCTCCAGAAGATTTTGCAGGTGTTCAAGAATTTAAATCACTTGCGGATTTTAACGAAGAAACTCGAAATATTCTTATTGGTTCTTTTGCAGATACTGTTATTTCTTTAAATAAAACAGGTCTAGTTGCTTTAGGAAAAGTTCTACAACAAAAAGATAAAGATTTTAAACCAAAAGACTTTGAAAATCTTATTAAAAAAGATCAAGTGGCGGAATATAGATCAGCATTATTAGCTCAAATCTTTAAAGGAAAAGAAGTTCAAGAAATTGTTAATAAGGCTATCGCCGAATCAACAAAAGACGGAAAATTTGATGAACGCGCTTTACAAACAGAGTTAGATAAAGCTGGACTTTCCAGTATTTCTGCTGATTTAGCTAAATTCGTAAAAGACCTTATTCCATCAGTTGAAGCTGTAAAACTAGAGAATCAAATTCAAATAAGGCTAGATGACTTCCTGCTCTCATATCAAAATTTCTCCAATGAAATAAATAGAGGCGTTGGAGCTACAACAGCTTTGTTTGAAGGAGCATTATCAAGTCAAGCATTCTCTTCTCTGAGCGTGGGCAGACAATCTCAATTAAAAACACAACTAGATCGTTTTAAATTTACAACAGCTTCTCAAAAAAGCGAAAGAGATATAGCTGGAGAAGCTAGGGTTCTAGCTGCTAATCAGGCTAAAAACTTAGCAGCGACACAAGGCAATATAGATTTACAAAATAGGCTTGACAAGTTCGCTACAACTTTTTCTAATTTGGACAGTCTAGAAAGTGAATTAAATAGTTTCGCCAAAGAGGTTACACTAGCTGGTAAAGAATCAGAGACGTTCAAACAGCAAGTCGCAGATTTAATTAATAAAAATAAAGACTTCCAATCAAGCCGAGAAGTCGAAAAAACTTTATTAAATTTCTCAATTCAAGAGAGGGAAAACGAATTAGCCGCAATTCAAACTTTTTATCAAGGATTGTCAGAATTTGATAAAGGTATTAGAGAGAAAGAGGGTGAATTAAGAAAACTTGATTTTGATAAGGCATTGGCTGATCAAACCGCTCAGTTTGAAAAAGAATTTGCTCAAATTACATCAAGCTCTCCACAAGAACTTCGCGCACGAACAAGAGGAGTAGAAAACACAAAGGTCCGAGAAGAGTTGAGAATTAGCGGAAAGCAAAGCGAAATTCAAGCTAAGATTGAAAGAGATAGAGCGCTTAATACTCTTGAAAACATCACTGCGTTAAATAAAAACACAATTGCTTTAGAAGAGCTTTTGAAGCAGATTACTGTCGAAAATTTAACAAAAGAATTAGAATCTATTAAAAATAAAGAGTATGTTGATGATTTTGGAGAGGTCTTTTCTGGCTCTACGGATCAAGAATTAGCTAGGGCAGAAGCTATTAAAATTCAGCTTAAAGCTTTAAATAATCCATTGGCCTCAAACGCAACAGCGACAAAAAATCCTCTTTCTTATTTAAATACAATAAAATCACCAGGGGATATAGAAACAGCATTATCTGGCATAGTTAATGAACAAGAAAAAGCAAAATACCGCCAAATTTTTGAGACTTATTTTGATAGAATGCAACAAGTAGGAAAAGAGGAAGCTCGGAGATTAGCTTTGCTAGAGAATGGTAATAATCAAGAAGACACTTTAAATCGCATCAGAGATTCTTATATAGATGATATTAGCCAAGAACTAACAAGCTTGCGTCAATCTCAAACATCTCCAAAAAGCCGTGGAGAATATCAAGCTACTGAAAGACAAATAAATAGACTTGTTCAACAAGAAGGCATGACGCCAGAAGGCGTTAGAGATTACCGTTCATCTTTTGGATATGGATTAGATAAAGGAATTGAAGAGCTGGAGAAAAGAACTTTAGACTATAAGCAAGAATTAGGAGTCGAGATTCCGCGTTTGTTCTCTTCTAATCTTGCTCAAGGATTGAACGACGCAATCAGTGGCGCAAAATCTCTTAAAGAAGCTCTCTCTGATGCTGCCACAAGTTTCTTCCAAGAAATCACTAGAAAAAATATTTCTAATCTTGCTGACTTGGTTACGGGCGGAATTGGCGGATTCTTTACAAAGAAAGCTGCTGGAGGCTTAATCACTGGTGGTTCTGGCACCAAAGATGATGTGCCAGCAATGCTCATGGGCGGCGAATATGTCATGAAGAAGTCTGCCGTAAACAAATACGGCAAAGGCTTCCTAGACGCTCTTAATAATGGCAAAATGCGCGGTTATGCAACTGGCGGCATTGTTGATCCACAAACTTTCCCAACTCAAACTGGACGCGGCGGATTCTTTACTCCTGGTGACTACGGCCAAGGAGCAATCACTGGCAAAAATGAACTTCTCACTTTTGCGACTCAAAGCTTCACAAGCGGCCAATATGACTATATGGGCGGTTTTGGCATGAGCGGAGCAACTGTTGGCTTAGAGCCAGAAAGCGCCCGTCTTTCTTCTTTTGGTCGCGAAAACTCACCAATGTTTGAGCGCGTTCAGCAATCAAAGGATGAAGCTTTCAGAGTTTATTTAGATGGACTACAAAAAGAAAAAGAATACGCCGAACTCTTGGAGCAAATTGCCCAAGAAAAGAAAGCTCGCAAGAAACAACTAAAGAGTTCTTTTATTTCTGCTTTGGTGACTAGCGCATTAAGTTATGGTGGTAATGTATTTGCAACTGGAGCGAAGAATGCGACAGCAGCTAGTTTGGCTGCTGGAGGCAAGGGAGGTTTTCTAAGTGGCGTCAAAGGAGGATTCTCTAATCTTCGTAACTTTTTCAGCCCTTCATCAGCTTTAAAATTAAGCCCGACTGCTCAGCTTTTAAAAGAAGTTGGAGTTAGTTCTTATAAAGATTTGTATAGTGGCAAGGCTGGTTTGGAAGGCTATACTAAAATTTTAAAAAGTAATTCAAATTTCGGGAAAAAGACGAATTTTCCTATAGTCGAACCTGTGTTGCCATCGAAAGTTGGACCTGAGCCGATGACGAATACTTTACTACCTCCTGTTAGTCGCGCTTCTGGCGGTTTAATTTCTGGCGGTTCCAATATTAAGGACGATGTTCCAGCAATGCTCACTGGCGGAGAGTTTGTGCTCAATAATCGCGCAACTCAACGCATTGGCCTTCAAAATCTCAACAAGTTAAACAGTGGTCAGCCAGTCAGCGGCGAAGGCGCTTCTGCCGAAATGACTCAAGCTTTGATTTCCAAACTTGACGAACTCATTCAAGCCACTCAAAACTCTTCCAGCGAAAATGTTGTGGTTAACGTGTCCACAAGTGAAGCTGGTGGCCAAAATCAAGAAAACTCTACAGCAACCGAAAAAGACCTTGGCAAAAAAATCCGTCAAGCTGTGCTCGATGTGATCGCCCAAGAAAAACGACTGGGAGGGTCATTGGAAAAAGCTAGATGAGCATAGACCGATCACTCTCAGTCCAACCATACGATCAGGTTTTTGTCGTAAACGGCTATCAACTCTCTGGAGTTGACAGCATCAGTATTAATTACAGCGTCCCTTTAGAAAACTCTTTAACACTAGGATCAACCTATGGCTACAATCTTAACAACCCTGTTCAGGCCGAAATATCATTACAAAGAAGCATGTTATACCAAGACCCGCTTCTGGCTTTTACTGGCGATTCTAGTTTTTCTGGCAGTTTGAAATATAATGGCAAGTCTTATGGCTTCACAAAAGGTTTTTTAAACCGATACAGCATTTCCTGCACAGTGGGCGAGATTCCGAGCATTTCTTGCAGCATCTCTGTTTACGGAGAACTCAAGCCCTCCCTTGAAGTTTTGAAAACACAAGAGAATCCAAGCATTTTTATTCCAAGCCCAAGATCAATTCTTGTTTCTGGAGACAACACATCCAACAATCGCGTAAAAAGTTTTTCTTTCGAGTATTCAATTAATCGTCAGTCAATTTTCTCCCTTGATAGTGCGGCAGATGTTGATGAGGTTGTATTTTTGCCGCCAATTAATGTTGCAGCTTCTCTCACTTTTGATGCTGTGAACATGACGCCAGATAATTATGATTTCTTTTTACAAAGCGCTGAAAAGAAAAATTTTGATATTTCAGTAAAAAACAGAGATAATAATAGTGAAATTATTCATCTCACAATTCCAAACATTCAGGCCGTTTCTCAAGAGCTTTCATCCAGTTCGGACAGTTCTTTGGCCATTGTGAATAATTACATAGGATTTCTAGAATGAACTTGTTCTACAATAGAGACAGAAACATAACAGGAGCAGAGAATCTCCCGTCTTTTAATTTTAGCCCCAATTATGGGTCAGCAATTTCTTTCTCTTGCAAGAAAAACAAGTATATGTATAACAACAATACTTTTGCCATCATGCCAACAACGCTGAATAACATTGTTGCGACTTGTGATTTTAATTTTAATGTGAATGAGAATGATGCCCAAAACATCATGAACTTTTTTGAGAGTCAGAGCGGCACGGGCGCTTTTGCCATTAATGACGCATCTAATATTTATCGCACATTAACTGGCTTTGCTGACAACTCCACAATTGCAATGACAACCAATAACCAATACAACATTGGTTTAAATTTTTCTGTTGAAAGAAACTCTAGTGTTCTTAGCTGGAGCGGAATGTCGTTTGTCAATTATGATTTTGCTTCTTGGGAAACTGGACAATTTTATCAAAAATATCAGCCAGTTTATTTTGAAATTCAGGCGCAGAATAAATTAGTTAATTTTTACTACGCTACACAAGACCACATTAGCTCGGCAGACAATGCTCCGCCGAACACTGGATATTGGACGCAATCCCTGTTCTATGAAAATGAACTTGGCTTGACGGTTGAATCAAAGCCAATGGTGGCCAAAAACGAATTTAGAAATTCTTTCGCCCAAAGAATCAAGGATAATGAAAACGCTCATGCTTTTCAGGGCTTGCAATTAACCTATAAAAATCTTTCTGATTTTAAACTGAAATCAATTCTACACTTCTTGGAAAATTCTTTGGGATACAAGAAATTTGAATTCAATGTTCCAAAAATTTATAACCGCCCAAAACTTTTTTATGTTGAAAGCTGGCAGCATTCTTGGAACTATCAAGACTCTCATAATTTGACCATTTCCATTGTTGAAGACCCGCTTGGAATAAAAACTCAAGATGACATTCCAGCTTTTATTGTTGGTCAAAATGAAAACAGGTCTTCGTTGTCTTTTTATGCTGATCCTCAATCATCTGCTTATGTGATTGACGCTTCTGGAGTTAAAGAGGCAAAAACAGAAGGCTCTCAGCAAATCAACTGGGGAAGTTATCCAGTTAATAATTTAAAAGTCTATAGAGGATTAGATAGTTTTTCAGTTTATGATCAGGGAGTAGAGTCTGTTATTTTTTATCCAAGATGCTCGGTTACAAATTGCGATCTTTCTGTTAACGAAATTTCAACCGTTTCTTTTGAAGGCGGCAAAGACATTGGCGATTTAAATTTAAGAGCCAATAATCTCTTTAGCTTAAATGCTGACGGAGTAACAGGCTTAAAAAATCTCAATCTTGAAAGTAATTATTTAACTGGACTTAGCATTAGCGGATGCAATCTCTTGACTGGTTTAAACTTGAACGAAAACCAAATATCTCAAGATAGTTTTTCCACGGTTTTAGTGGATTTGGCTCTTGGTTCTGGAGAAAGCGGCAATCTTTCTGTCTTGGGAGACATTAGCTTTTATCAGCAAAATCCAGTTCCCCAATCTGGCCAAGACTATCTGTGCGTTTCTTCTTTGGATTATCGCAACTGGACTCAATCGTACAAAAGTTTTAGTTTGCCAATCCAACCAACAGGTTTTGTTGGTAGCAGCGTGTTTGCAATCTGGCTCAGAGATTCTTTTGATGATGCGGTGACTAATGAATATTCTGCAATATGGAATTCAAGTCAAGACTCTTACAGCGTTATTCAAGACTATACTCCAAACCCTTCGCTATGGGTGACGATTAACCCAGATCAGTTTTACAAAAGACCAGCTTACCTTTTTAACGAAAGCGTGCTAACTGGAAGTGGTGTCAACAATTCTGGAGATTATTTATCAGCATTTGTGGTTGCTAAATTCGGCAATTCTGGCAATCAATGTGTATTAAATTTCTCGACGGGCAAAGATTATGGCCTGTTTTATAGCGGCGGAAATGTTTCGTTCAGAGACGGCGCGAATGTTAATTTGTTAACTAGCGGAATTGGAACAGATCAATATTATTCTATTGGTTTTATTCGTAATTCCACAGATTTCACTGGCTATGTCAATGGACAAATTAGCAACACTGGAACTCTTTCTGTTAGCAATTTAAATTCAATCAAGCTATCAGTTGGCGGAGCAGAAGGCGCGTCACCAAAATATTTTGTTGGTAATTTGGGCGAAGTTTTAGTGTTTTCGCGCAATTCTTCATTCAATTTAGATTCCAGTTTTCATAAACCTTATAATGCGCGATTTGGAATATTTGTGCCATGATTATTAGAAGCAATTCAATTATTTTAGCCTCGGATTTATCTCCTGCTTTTCAAAAAGTTGGCGATTTTTCTCCATATAAGAGAGGCTTGTTTCCAATTGCTTTTGTGGAGAATTTAGCTTTTGATGTGCAGGGCAATCGCATTCGCTCCAAGCAAGTTGGAGGTCAAGAATTTGCAGTTGAAAGCTTGGCTTTCTCGCCAACTGTTTCACTGTCTTTTGATTATATTTCCTCTCTCACATTTGATAATGAAAATTTATTGGGCCTGTCTTTCCAAGGGTGGGGAGATTTTCATTCCATCTTTGACAATAGCAATAGTTATTCTTGCAATTTGTATTTTATTCTGAGCGATCTTTTTGGCCTTGATTTAATTCAACAAATCAAAGATCGTGGCAATTTAAATGGATTGGAAGTCATCTCTTTTGGGAACTGCACTTTAAACAATTACAATTTAGCCATAGCGGCAGCTTCTCTCCCAAAAACTTCTATTCAAATGGAAGCGGTCAATATGGAGATGCAAGTTGTTTCTTCTAATTTGATTAATGTTCCAGCTATTAATTTAAGTGTCGGCAACAAAAATGACGCCGCTCAATTAAACGTCAATAATTCAGAATTCATCACTAATCTGAGCGCTTTAAACACTTCTGTTACTGGACAACCAATTCTGCCAACATATAAGACTACAGTATTTAATATCATCACTGAAAACCCGCAGGTTCCGTCTATACAAATTTCGCCTTGGGCAGATGCGGCAATTTCATCCATTGGTTTGTCTATTGGAGTTGAACGCGAGGCAAGTTATGGCTTTGGCAGCGACTTTATCTATGATAAAAAAATCAAGTTCCCCATTGTTGGGAATTTGAATATCACAGCCACAGCTTTAACTCTCAATTCTGGAGCCTCAATTTTGACTGGATCAATGGCCAACGAGCCATCATATTCTTTAGAGCTTCAATTCATTGATCCAGAAGAATTAAAATATTCTGGACAGTCTATCGAAACCTTGTCTGGATATGCTGACGAAAACTATAGCGGCTTTTTAACGAACAATAAATATTTAAAAATTAATAATGCAAAGCTAGAATCTCACAGCTATAATATTGATTATTCTTCCAATCTCACTGTTGAGTTTGGTTTTTCTTTCGCCTGCAATGAAGAAAATGGCCTCCAATTAAAATGGGGCCAAAGATCAGAAAAAGAAGGTACCCAACTATTCACTAGCGAAGGATTAAAAATACAATCCAGCGATGGTTCGGGCATTGATTTGGACAACTACTTGTATTTTAATGATAGCATTTCTCCAATTATTCCTTCTATTTGTGCAAGTCCAGGGCTGTCTAGTGATGGGCTGCTTTTGTTAACGCGAGACAATACCGCCGCTGTTGGAAACCATTGTTTGCCAAGTCAAATTGGGCTGTTCAGTTTTAGTGCTTCTGATGGCGGCGGCTACGGTCAAATCACTTGGACTTCTGGGGCAAATAGCACTGGATATGCAATGTATCTATCGGACGATAACTCTACATATAATCAAATCTATAGTGGAACAGGCGGTTCCTATCAAGACTATTCAGTTTTGGGAGGCGGTAATTATTATTGGTATAATGTTGTTCAATTTAACAGCTTGTATAGCTCTAGTGGAACGCCTCAAATTGTTTATTTCCCATAATGACTACGAATTTTAATTATCCAACTGTGGAAATCTTTTCCGATTCTGAAGTTTTTAAATCAGAAGATGGAGAAAATTACTATTTTTTATATTCTGGAGGAGCTTACACAGACAGTTCTTTATGCATCCCATCAGCGGCAGAAGAAGTTAATTATTACTTTTATTCTGGAGACTCTCAAATTTCTATGGTTCAGGTTAAAAATCCCAACTTGAAAGTGTAATTCTATATATGGCCGCAGGAACATACAATTTAACAGGTTCAAACGCAATAGAAAGAGGAGCTTGTTATTCTTATTCTATTGATTTAAGCACCTCAAGCGGTGAATATACGCTTTCAGGATACAATGTGTCTGGATATTTGCGCCGCAAATGGGATGGTTCTTTTGGCCCAGATTGGACGGCCTCTATTTTAAGCACGGGTTCAGGACTTATTAATCTAGAATTAGATGCTTCTCAAACATCTGAACTATCTTATGATGCTTACGAGCAAGAGATTTTTATTTATCCTCCTAGCAGCGGTTGTCCAATAAGAATCATTAAAGGAGATGTAGATGTTCAAGGAGGAGGATTTCAATAATGGCTGATATTTCTGTAACTATTAATCCACCGAATCAAATTGATTTGTCTGTTGGCGCAGGCATCACAAAACACGCGCCAACTCATGCGCCAGGAGGTTCAGACCCTCTCTCCGCTTATTATGTCACAGGAGATGTAATCAGACCTTCTGAAACTGGTTCTTTTTTAACCAGTGGACAAACAGGACAGTTTGTTGGCACGGGATCAACAGGAAATTTTGTTACTGGCAGTGTTGTGCGACCAAGCGAGACAGGATCATTTGTCACAACGTCTCAAACAGGTTCTTTTGTAACTTCTGGCTCCACTGGTAATTTTATTACAGCCTCACAAACTGGCCAGTTTGTTTCTACTGGCTCTACTGGAAATTTTGTCACGGGTTCGGTTGTTAGACCAAGTGAAACTGGAAGTTTTGTAACCTCTGGACAAACGGGAGCATTTACAGGGGTATTTTACCCATACGCTTCCAATCCAAGTGGTTATGTTCAAGGCGCTGTTGTTCGCCCTTCTAATACTGGCGCATTCTTGGATACTGGCAGCAGTCAAACAATTAATTCCTTAAAGAATTTCTTGACTCGTCCAACAGTCAATGGCACAGGTGTTTTATTAAGCGGCGAAGCTGCTGGTGCGGCCAATACAGGATCGCTGACTGGAGTTTTTTATCCATTAAATTCTAATCCTAGTGGATATATTACTGGTGTTGATCTTAGTAATTATGTAACTCAGTCATCTACTGGAAGTTTTGTAACCACTGGACAGACTGGCAATTTCATTACAACATCTCAAACAGGACAGTTTGTAACGACTGGACAAACAGGAACTTTTGTTGTCTCGTCTCAGACTGGCGCATTTCTTACTACTGGCGCTGCTGATGGCCGTTATGCTTTGCAGTCAGCTACGGGAGTTTTTGTAACAACTGGGCAGACTGGTTCGTTTATCACAGCTTCTCAAACTGGGCAGTTTGTTGGAACTGGATCAACTGGCTCTTTTGTGACTGGTTCTGTAGTGCGTCCAAACGAAACAGGAGCATTTGTAACAACTGGTCAAACTGGGGTTTTTATCACCTCATCTCAAACAGGTCAATTTGTATCAACAGGTTCAACTGGTTCATTTGTTACAGGCAGTGTTGTGAGGCCAAGTGAAACTGGCAATTTCATTACAACATCTCAAACAGGACAGTTTGTTTCTACTGGAGCAACTGGTTCTTTTGTCACAGGTAGCGTAGTTAGACCAAGCGAGACTGGTAATTTTATTACAATTTCTCAAACGGGACAATTTGTTGGAACTGGCGCAACTGGTAATTTTGCCGTAAATAGTCAAGTTGTTTTTATTACGGGAAATCAAGATGTTTCTGGAGTTAAGAATTTTTATTCTCGTCCAACAGTTAATGGAACAGGCGTTCTTTTAAGCGGCGAAGCTGCTGGCGCGGCCAACACTGGTTCTCTTACTGGAGTTTTTTATCCTTTAAATTCAAATCCTAGTGGATACATCACTGGTGTTGATCTCTCCTCTTATGTTACCACTGGACAAACTGGACAGTTTGTTACGGGTTCTGTTGTGCGACCAAGTGAGACTGGTAATTTTATCACTTCTTCTCAAACGGGACAATTTGTGAGCACAGGAGCAACTGGCTCTTTTGTTGTTTCACCTCAAACAGGAGCGTTTTTGACCACAGGCGCGGCAGATAGTCGTTATGCTCTTCAATCTGCTACTGGGGCTTTCGTTACCACTGGACAAACTGGACAATTTGTTACAGGTTCTGTTGTGCGACCAAGTGAAACAGGTATTTTTATTACTACTGGGCAAACTGGTTCTTTCATTACAGCTTCTCAAACTGGAGCATTTTATCCAAATAGTAATCCATCTGGATTTATAACAGGAGTTGATCTCAGCAGTTATGCAACAACAAGTTACGTTACTGGAGTAAGCGGATATTTACAGTATCAAATAAGTAACTTTTCAGGTTCTAGTTCAACTGGCAGTTATGTTTCTTTAACGGGTAATGAAACGATTTCTGGGATAAAAAATTTTATATCTAGGCCAACCGTTAACACTACAGGAGTTTTAATAAGCGGCGATGCTGTTGATACGATTCATTTGTATGGTAAAAATGACGAACCTTTTACTTTAAACAAGGGTCGGCCAGTTTATATTGGAGGAGCAAATGGCGCAAATCCTTTAATGAAAGCTGCCGCTAATACTGGAGAATTTTCATCCTCAAAAACTATTGGCCTTCTAGTTCAAGACTTGTCAGTTAATGCTTTTGGTTATGCAATAACCGAAGGGATTTTAGAGGGTTTTGACACTAGCGCTGGCGCTGCTGGTGATCCTATGTGGTTAGGGTCAACGGGACAAATACTTTATGGCACTGGTAATAAACCTTATGGTTTAAATAATTTAGTTTTTCTTGGCGTTGTTTTGCGTTCTCAGTCAGTCAATGGTAAAGTCTATGTTAAAATTCAAAATGGATTTGAAATAGAAGAGTTGCATAACGTTTATGCAAACAATCCGCTTAATAAAGACTCGTTGTTCTACAATTCTGGAAGCGGAGCTTGGTTCGCTAGACAAGTTAATACTGGAGACGTATCAGGAATTTCAGCTTATGCTTTGGCTGCTAATACTGGTTCGTTTATTACAGTCTCACAAACTGGAGCGTTTGCCGCTTCCGCGCTCACGGGCGCGTTCCTGACCACGGGCGCGGCAGATGGCCGCTACTATGGTTTGGTTGATGGCCAAACAATCAGTGGCTTTGCCACAACTGGGTTTAATGATGCCATTACTGGCATGACAATTACTGGCGATACCACTAAAGTAATTACCCTATTTCAAAGAGACGGCACAACTGTTACTGGTTCATTTACTGATAATGCTGGAAGCGGAACTGGTGGTGGTGGCACTATTAATGTAAATGATTCTGATTTAATTATTTCAATTTCAATGTACGCATAACATGGCTACTTATTCTAAAATCCCACTATCCCAAACCGCAATCGGCGCAGGCATTTTACTCACTTCTAGTGGAGTTCCAGGTGTTCAAATTCATCAAACTCAAAACAATGCCACTGACCTTGACGAGATTTGGCTATACGCTAATAATACTGGAGCCTCAGACGCTCTCTTAACAGTGTATTGGGGATTAACTGGTGCAACAAATATCATTGGCCCAATCAATGTCCAAGCTTATGCTGGCCCAACATTAGTGTCCCCTGGTCTTGTCTTGGAAGGAAGTGGTTCAACTGCCAGTGTGGTTTATGGCTCAAGTTCAGTGCCAAGCGGGATCAATGTTTATGGCTATGTTAATAGAATCACTGCATAATTTATGAGCATTCGTTACGGACAAAAAATATCAAATGCACCAGATAAACAATTATCTACCGCATTCAATGGGTATGATAGACGTTTTAGCATTCCAAAAATTGCGTCTGAAAATAGAACTCTTTATTCTCGTCCAACGGATTATCTCACAATGCCGAGCATATCTAGTGCCGAGCAAAAAGTTGCTCTACTAGTATTTATATCTAATGATGTTTCTAACTTTTTAGCATTTAGTGCTGCAGGTGCATATACCGTGGATTGGGGAGATGGTGTAACAGAAAATTTTGCTACAGGTGTCTCCGCCTACCATAACTATAACTATTCAACATATGATGTTTCAAATTCAACTTTGAATTCACAAGGATTTAAACAAGCCATTGTTATTATCACACCTCAAGCTGGTCAAAACTTAACTTCTTTAAATTTAAACATAAGACATACTTCTGCCGTATCTGTAAACGCTTATTCACAGCCCATCGAAGAAATATATCTCTCTTGTCCTAGTTTAACATCTCTAACAATAGGAGCAGCTTCACCAACATCTACTGTTTATTGCAGAAGAACAACTTATATTAATTTAATCAACACAGGAAATGTAACTTCATTTGCTAGTTTGCTGCAAAATATGTATGCTTTGCAAAAAGTAGATGTTGGAACTACTGCGGCAGTAACAACCATGGCATCTATGTTTACAAACTGCTATATGCTGTGTGAAGCTAATTTTTCTTCTAATGCAAATTTAGCAAGCTGCACTGCCTTAAATAGCATGTTTAGCACGTGTTTGGCGCTTCAAAAAGTTACACTGAGGGGTACAACAGCAGCTACAACATTATCAAATATGTTTAGTAACTGTCAGAGTTTGGTAAATGCGCCAATGCTAGACATGCGAGTTGGTGCTAATGTTGACCTGACAAGCATGTTTAATGCTTGCTACTCCTTAGCAAATGTTCCATTGTATGACACAAGGTCTGTGACAAATATGACTACTATGTTTTATCAATGTTATAGTTTAAAAAACGTACCATTGTTTGATACATCAGCAGTTACAACAATGACGCAAATGTTTTATACATGTTATGCATTGGAGACAGTACCAGCTTTTAATACACAAAATGTAACAGGCATGTCTCAAATGTTTCTTGCTTGTCAATCATTGCAGACCGTTCCATTGCTTAATACAGTCAAGGTGACGAGCATGTCTAATATGTTTGTTAGCTGTTATAAATTACGAGAAGTCCCACTGTTTAATACTGTAGCAGTTACAACAATGACACAAATGTTTTATAACTGCTATAATTTGCAAACCGTTCCATTATTTAACACAGGCGCTGTTACTGACATGTCTGCTATGTTTTATCAATGCTGGTCATTAAGAACAGTTCCATTGTTTAATACTCAAAACGTGACTAACATGAGTCAGATGTTTTATGTGTGTTATTCGCTACAATCTGTTCCATTATTTAATACAGTTAAGGTGACTAACGCGAGTCAAATGTTTCATACATGCATTTCTTTGCAAACTGTTCCACTATTTAACACAGCAGCAGTTACAAGCATGGGTAGTATGTTTTATCTCTGTTCCAGTTTAACCTCAGTTCCACTTTTTAATACAGCAGCAGTTACAAGCATGGGTGGCTTGTTCTGGAACTGTAGAAATTTAACAACTGTGCCAGCATTTAATACTGCTTTAGTTACGGATATGAATTTAATGTTTTCTGAATGTATTTCATTGCAATATATGCCTGCTTTGAACACTAGCGCTGTAACCAATGCTAGCAACATGTTCAGTGGTGCTACTAAAATTGTAACAATACCAGCACTTAATTTTAATTCTGTAACAAATTTTAGCAATACTCTTGTATTTTGTTACTCAATGGCTTCTGTTCTTTGCACAAACGTGAGATACACAATTGATGTATCCAATGCTAAACTGTCCAAAGAGGCTTTGGAAACATTCTTTGCTAATCTTGGTACTGCTGCTACAGGTGCTACAAGAACAATTACAATATCTAACAACTGGGGTGCTCCAACACCAGTTTCTTTGACTGGTACAACCACAGCAGGATCAACCACAATCACAATGGCAAGCACCACTGGGTTGTCTGCTGGCATGCAAGTCACAGGAACCAATACTAGTCTCACAACAGGACGAGCAGTGACATTTACTGATGCAGGTGATTTAGTAAATCTCACAGCGCATGGATTGAGCGATGGAGATGAAGTGTCTTTTTCTGTTATTACCACAACAACAGGCATTGTAATTAATACAATTTATTTTGTAGTCAATGCTGCGGCTGATACTTTTCAAGTGGCTAGCACATTGGGTGGAGCAGCATTACCATTAACAACCAATGGCTCTGGAACAGTGAAATACAATTCTACCATTGTAAGCATAGTGCCAAATACTAGCGTTACAATGTCAAGACCAATGGTGGGAAGTGCATCTCAAACGCTGGCTTTCCGCTTATTAGGAACATACAAGGCAATCTTAAAAGGCTTCGCAATAACAGGATAATTTATGAACAACGCTGGATTCTATAAAAAAGACGAAACACAAATTCTATTCGCTCCAAATATTGTAGAGGGGCCAAACTATGTTTTAGTAGAAGCGGATAAAGATTCTTACAACTATCCTGTTGATGGATGGGTTTGGGCAAATTCTTTGGACGACGCTGTTCTTTATTTTGCCAATAATTCAAATACCACAATTGAGCCATTTGATTTACAGCCTGAAAATTATAAATTGTCCGCAAATAGAGAAGATGAGGCGGAATTTGGTAAATTAATTACTCTTTTAACATTAGCGCTTCAGCAGCAAAGAATGCTTCCATCTACAGAGATTGCAATTTGGGATTATATCAGGCAGCCTCACGCCATAACTGTTGAAAGATTTTTAGAAATTATGGTGGACTACGGCTTGTATTGCTATCAACAAAGGTCTTAATTAATCCAATCTCTTTCTTCCAAAGGGTAAAGGACAGTCAATTCTTCGCCAACTTTTATATTTCTTGCGGCAAAATAAATGTCAGCGTTTTCGTTATGAATTAAATTTGGCGAATCAGAATGATTGACGTAAAAACTCAAATCCACTTGATCCAAAAATCGGTCAATAAAAAACCCTTCATTATTTGAGTGGCAGATATAGCGGACGTAATCTAGGATACTGTCTGACACATCTGATAATTCAGACCACTTAATGAAGTGAGTTTTCCCCCTTGGCGCAAAAATAGGATAATCTTTGGGAATTTCTGAAAGTGCAAAAACACCAATTCCAGCGCCCTGTATTTTAGAAACCGCCAATTTACATTGTGGCAGTTTTAGGTTCTGGATAATAGACTGGCGCATCTGAAAATTCAGTCATGTAACTGTAGTCTGTAAATTTGGTTCTCTTGTTTTCTACAGAATAAACATTCAAGTCAATTTTATATCCTGGATTTTTATCAATCGGCTCTTTTACCCAAGCGTCATCGTGCCAGATGATGCGGTTGTTTGGGTAAGCATAGAAATTGCCGTTCTCCATTTTAAAGAAATGAGCGCATTTATGCTCTGGCGTTTCGCTAAAATTAGTGTCGAGTACGCTTTTGTTTTCCCATGCCCAATCAAGGGTAAATAAATATTCGCCAACTTCTTTAGTGTTAGATGGCGTGATTAGTTTTGCTTTTAATCCTTTTAGTCTTTGGCGCACTTGAACGTCAATATAGGGAGAGAAACAGTCCCAATACATTGCATGTTCAAGAGGCACTGGATCGCAAGGCTTCCAGCAAAAAGCTGTGATTGGTCGCCGCGTCCAATTTACGCCGTTGTCCAAATAAGCTTCAAAAAGCGGCGCTCTCTTTTCAATTGAGGCTACAGAATGAACATCTACTGCGGTGTATTTGCCGTGTCCCTCTTCGTGGTTAAATAAATATTCGTTGCGAATTAAACAAGTAACTGTTGGGACATTATGATTTAAATAAGCCATAATTATAGATCAGACCAAGGGCCAGAAGCAGAAACCAAACCAACCCCAGTACCAGTAGTTAATTGAACTATACGCATATTAAATTGAGTCCCAGTAAAAGCTTCTGCTGGACTAATATTGTCAACAAATCTACAATATGGCCGAATTTTGGTTAAACCAGTAATTGTTACCACACAATCAAAAAGAAAATTACCTAAATATCTTTGATTAGTGCTGCTTATAATATCAATAACCAAACTATCTTCATCAGTGGTTCCAGTGGCAAAAACAGATTGAACGCTACCAGTTCCAGTGATATTAAAGCTTGAACCATTTGCATTTGTTGAATTTGTGTAATATCTTTTTTCAGCCAAGCCAAATCTTTGAGTAAAATTAGCCGTACTTCCTGTGATTCCAAGGTCAATAGCGCGGCTAGTGGTGCCTTTAGTCAGTCTTGTATTGTAAAAAATATGATATGTTCCAGTATTTAAATAAATACCCGTGGAACCTAATAGAGCATTAACAGTTCCACTTGTCCCACTGCCTGAGAAAAATGGTTGAGCGGCAATATAAGAATATGTTGGATTTAACGATGTTCTATTAGTTGACCCAGTAATTTCATTAGTAAAATAAAATCTACCATCGCTACCATATTCAACTGCTCCGCCAGAAGGGTTAGTGGTTAAATTTCGATTGAAAATAATTGCTGGAGCAGTAGAGTTACCGCTCAAACTAATTCCACTGGGCAAAGTGGTTCTTCCGCTTAATGTGGAAGCTCCAACTACGACAAAATCTCCAGTATTTCTTGTTTCGCCAACAAAAACTGTTGATCCTGAATGGTTAAAAGCTCCTGTATGAATAATGCTACCATTGATTGCGTGTTGAGCGCCAGTAATATTACAGCTACCCGTGATATTCGTCACTCCGCTTACTCCAAAATCAGAAATGATATTGAATTTTGAACTGTTGCCTGAAAAATTAAAAACTGCACTTGGAGCATTAATAGAAACATTCCCTTGGAAGAAGGAATCGCCAGTTTGATTGAAGACTCCTGTGTGATTCCAAGCTCCTGTAGAGGTTAATGTTCCAGACTGCCCAAAATTACCAAAAAAATTAGCATTACCGCTCTGAGAGAGAGTTCCAGAAAATGTTTTATTTCCAGTAGCAGTGATTGTGCCGTTCAAAACAGAATTGCCAGAAACATTTAAATTACCGCTAAAAGTATTTGTCCCAGCAGAATTAATATTACCGCTAAAATTAGCAGCGTTTAAATTAGTCGTGCCTGAAAGAGTGACGTTATTACCTGTGGAATTGTTTAGTGTTGAGGCTGGAATTGTGGCATTTAATGTTCCAAGAATAGTGAGGTTTTGAAAAACTCCTGTTGATCCAGAAACTCCAAAAAACCAACCTGTTTTAAAACGATTAGCTTGGCTACCAAAATCAACACCAGCGTCTCCTGTTGGAATTGCTGTTTGAATGCTATTTAATTGCGTTGGGGAGTTAAAAATAGCCCCGCTGGAGAATACAGCTTGATCAGCGAATGTTTTAACCCCGCTAATGGTTTGAGCACCAGTAGTGCGAGCCAATCCAGTGCCGCCCAAAACTAGGCCAGAATAAGCTGCTGTTACAGCCTGATCAATTTGTTGTGCGGAGTTTTGAAGAATGTAGGTTGCCATATTTTTCCTTTTACCTTTGGTATAATTACACTAATCCGAGAGAATCTCCCTTGCGAACATCATCCCAAGAGGCTTGGCCTTTGTTTTTAATTCTGCGCTTGTATTGAGAGTAGCAAACTGCGGCTCTTTGTTTTTGGTCTTTGTAGTCATCTAGCATGATTGAATCGCCCATGCAGCGGCTAACAAATTCTTGTTCTTTCTCAGATTTTTTGGGTGAAGGTAAGGCCATATATTTAAATTACACTTTCTACGAAAAATTCAGCTATTGGTTTTAGCTTTTTATCGAAGCTTGGAAGTTGATAAAAAGAATCATAATTCTTGCTAAATTTAATGCCGCAATTTAAAATTTTGTTCTTTTTGCACGCTTTTAAAATATAGACTTGTTTCAGATAATCAATCATGATTTTTAACAAATTAAAATAACCAGCAAAAGTCTTCATTCTTCTCAAATAAGATTCATCAATTTTGCGACCAGAAAATTCACAATATTTTTTCAGCATCTTATCTTCGAACTCTTCGGGGAAGAAAAGCTCATATCGGAGTGACAAAATATCCAAGAGAGAATCTCCTTTATAAGAATTTTCCCAATTAATAGCATGAATATAATCTCCCAAAACCAGCATTGTTGATTGGTTAAGATTTCCGTGGCACAAATCAGACGCCTCAAGATTAACTATTTGTTTCTTGTTTTTGAGCAAATTTTGAATGTATAAAATCTCTTCTGAGAGAATTTTTCTCAATTTTGAGTGATTTTTAATCCAATTAGTTTCCGCATCTGGCACTTTAAAAATATCAAAGTTTAAATATTCATCCAAATAATCAGACATTGACGGCAAATCATCAACAGTCTGAAATTCAGATAATCTCTTTAAAAAGAACGGTATTGAATAATCTTGATCAATTATAGCGGCGACTCCTGAGTTGGCAATATTAGGCATGGGCAAATATCCCGTGATTGAATACTCAACAGAGTTGTCAATGCCATAAGCTATGGGATACGCCGATATTCTTTTACTAATGTTTCTTTCCAAGATGCGAAATTCTTTTCTTAAATTGGAAGAGTTCTGATCAAGCGATAATTTAACACAAAATTGTCCAAGGTCAGTTTTTACACTAAAAACATCATTGTTGATATTGGCATCTATAAAATCAATTTGGTTAATCTTTCCCAAACTCTTCTCTGCGAAGAGCTTGTCAATTAACACTTTTTCGTTTTCATAAACCTCTTGCTGTCCAGAAAAGACGTAAACTTTTTCATTAAAAAGATTTGTGATTCGTGGCATAACTATAATAAAAATAAACCCCTCGAATTCGAGGGGTTTATAATCGTATGGGCTTTTGTATTAGGCGATCACATTTCGACCTTGCCGATAAGCTGCGAGGCTTGTCTTTGCAAGGGTGAGATTTTCATCTCGATTGCGGTCATACACGCGCACATACTTGGGGGTTTCAGAGACGAAACGGCCATTCACGGCATTACCTTGAGTGGTTGTAAGGCCGAAGAAACGGCCACGGCTGGAGCGCATTGCGCTAACGATCTTATTGATTCGAGTATTCATTGCTCAATTATTACGAACTCTTTATTCAAATATTACCAGAGAGTCTGATATTTTTGCAGATATTTCTGACTGAGGATTTTTGAGCAGGAATTTGGCCAATGGCACTTCTAAGTATTGGCGATAAATTTTTTGAATAGATCGTGCATGATTGCCAGATTCTTCAATCTTTTTTAATAAAAAGTCTTTGGTTTCTTCGGAGATTTGGATTTTTTTATTATTTTGCTTTAATGACTCTGAAGTTTTTTCAATCATGTTGTCGAAGATTTTCCTGAATTCATTTTTCGAAATCTTGTTAAAAACAACAATATCATCCAATCTGGCCAAAAACTCTGGTTTAAAAAAGCCCTCAATAGACTTTTTGTATTTAGATTCTTGGTTATCCTGAGATGGCAAGAAACCCATTGATGGTTTGGCAACTGTTTCGTGGCCAAGATTACTGGTCAGAATAATGATGCTGTTGGAAAAATCTATTCTTCTGCCCATGTTGTCGGTCAAATAACCGTCGTCCATGATTTGAAGAAGCAAGTTATTAATGTCTCTATGAGACTTTTCAATCTCGTCAAACAAGATAACGCTATTAGGTTGATTTCGCACAAACTCTGTTAAGACGCCGCCATCTTCGCATTTTATGTATCCAATAGCCGAACCAATCAGTTTATTGATGGCGCTGGACTCTTGATATTCGCTCATGTCCAGTTTTAATAGATTTTTTTCATTGCCAAAAAACTTCTCTGCAATTAGTTTTGCTGTCCAAGTTTTACCAACTCCAGTTGGGCCAACAAACAAAAACTTACCCATTGGCTTATTTTTTGGTTTCAAACCAGCCTTTGACCAAATCAAAATATCGCTAATTTTTTCCAAAGCCTCGTCTTGGCCATAAATATCATTTTTGAGAATTTCTAGAATGTTCTCGTTTTGTAAATTATTGGCGAAAATAATTTTGTTCTTATTAATGTTGAGCTTTTCAGCAAAGGCGTCAATAATATTCTCTGTGGAGATTGGGATGAACTTTCTGCCTTTTTCTGCCCATTCAATCAGTCTTTGCCCAAATTCTTCAATCATTTTTTCGCAATCATGCGATTGTTTTGGGTCATGAATTTTATCTAAATTTTTTTGAATCTTTTTCTCAAGGTTTTTGATTTTCTTTGGAATTACAAAGTTTGCAATTTTAGCTTTTGAACCCAAAAGGTCAAGCATGTCGAAAGCCTTGTCTGGGAATTTTCTATAGGGCATGTATTTTTCGCACAAAAAGATAATATCGTCAATCACTTGTTCTGAATAAGTGACGCCATGAAAGTCTTCAAACTGAATTTTTGAAGACATTAGAATTTTTTTTGTCTGCTCCTTGTCTGGTTCTTCAATTGTGATAGCCTCAAAACGCCGTTTTAAAGCGCCGTCTTTCTCAAATAGCTTCTTGTATTCGACATGTGTTGTCGCGCCTACACAAGTGATTTCTCCGCGAGCCAAGGCTGGTTTTAGCATGTTTGCAACGTCAAGCGCTCCTTCGCCGTTGCCAGCGCCAATCATTGTGTGGATTTCATCAATAAAAACGATATAATTGTTGTTTGTCTTGAGTTCGTCCAAGAGTCCTTGAAATCTTTGCTCAAATTGCCCGCGATATTTTGTGCCAGCAATCATGGACGCCATGTTTAAAGAAATTAAAATTTTATTCTTTAGTAATGGAGTTGTTTCATCAGCTATGATTTTATAAGCCAAGCCTTCGATGATGGCAGTTTTTCCTACGCCAGGATCTCCAATAAGAATAATGTTATTTTTAGTTTTTCTCAACAACGTTTCCGCTAGAAGAGAGATTTCTGTTTCTCTGCCATAGACATTATTCAGCTTGTTGCTAATAGCCAAATCAGTTAGATTTGTACAATATTTTTTAATGTAATTTTGCTTAGAGCCAGTTTCCTCTTGAACTTCTGCAACTGTTTCTACTTTTTTCTTTATTGTGTTCGGGTCTAAGTGGCTAATCAACAAGCCAGCAAATTCATCAATAGGGAATTTTCTGGACTCCAAATATCCACGCACAGTGGGAGAAGTCATAATCAAAGCATAAAGAATATGCTCGACTCCAATATATTCTTGTTTCAAGGAAGAGCTTGTGTCATTCGCAAATTTGAGAATTTCTTCAATTTCATTATGCCAAACCTTTTGATTCGTCTTTTTTTTGAAAAAGGCTGGATGATTTTCTTCAACGAAAGGAATAATGTTTTCAGCTAATTCATATTGATTAACTAAAAATGGCCTGAAAATCGTGCGGAATAATGGATAATCTAATTCCATTATCGTCTTAAATAGATGAGCGCAATTAATTCTTTCGTGCTCTAGTTCTTTTGCAGTTTCCTGCGCTTGTTCTAGAGCTTTTTTGACTCGCGGAGTCAGGTTAAAATTCTTCATCCTCATGTTTTTACACTTATTTGATTTCAGACAGACGCATATAAATTTTCTCATCCAAAATAGCCAATTTGTCAATAAACAAAATGTCTTCGCCTTTCTTTCCAGTTACGATTACAATGTTTTCTTCTTTTGGGAGTTTATTGCCATTATCAAGATATTCTGTTAGTCTGGCTTTTTGACGAGAATCAAGAAGCATGGCTTTGATTTTTCCTGTTTCATCAGCGATTTCGAGTTTTGCATATTTGTTTCCACTGGTGCTTTTTTTGCGATAGCAGTCTTTTACAACGCCTACCATACGCACATTTTCATTGATGTCAAGAGCATTGAATGTCATGCAATTAACATATCTTTCCGCGCTTTCTTCTGAAAAAATATCTTTTACAATTTGGGAATAAGAGTATCCAAGCAGTTTAGTCTCAAAATACCAATTGGCAAACTTTGGATATTTGGAGTTCTTGTCATAGATTTCGCGATAACCAGTATATTTCTGCTTGAATGTTTGAAATCTTTTGTCGCTCATAATGACTTTGTTATCGTCGCCGATTTGTTTGTTTTTGACGCAATCGTAAATTGATTTCAAAATATCATAATTGTATTTTTCGCCCAAAGAGCAAAAGAGCCTCTTTTCTCTGTCTGTCAGAATATTGAAAGACTGCGCTTCCAAAACCATTCTGCAACGATCTTCTGAAAAACTATTTAAGGCTCCAGCTTGGATAAGAGCAGACAATGCGCCAATATTTAATCCAACCTGTTTTGCCACGGAAAAAACATCATATTTGTTTTTTAATTCCGCATGGCAAAATTCCATCAGGGCAGACATTGTATTATCAGAAATTCCCTTGATGCTGTTTAAGCCGTAACGAATATCAGATTTTTCAATCGAGAAATCTGCCTTTGATTTTGTCAAATCTGGTGCCAGAAGCCTGATATTGAAATAAGGAAGTTCTTGGGTGATTTTATTGATTTCGGCGTAAGAATCAGGCTCAAACTGAGTCATTTTAAGAAGGCTCAGAAAGAAATTCTGTGGATATTTAAATTTCAAATAAAGAGTCCATGCCGCCAAAATTGCATAAGAAATAGAGTGGGATTTATTAAAGCTATAATTAGCAGAGTCTTCTGCAACCTTCCATAACACTTCTCCAATCACAGGATCAAGGTTATTTTGCTGAATCTTTTCTTTGATCTTGTCTTGCCAAGCAGACATTTGATCAACCTTCTTTTTGCCCACGATGCGGCGAAGCTGCTCTGATTCATCAAGCGTGAATCCAACCTTTACAGCCATTCGCATTAACTGTTCTTGATAAAGAGGAATACCGCCAGTGTATTCAAGAATCTCATCAAAGAAAGGATGCACGCTTTGAAAGTCGCCAGTATTAACATATTGGGCGTATCTGTCCAAGAAATCCAAAGCTCCAGGTCGTGCAATAGCTACAACGGCAGAAAGCTGTTCTAGGTTTTTGGGCCTGACTTTTTGAGCTACTTTAAAGTTCGTATCAGCCTCAATTTGGAATAATCCTTGGGGAGTCTGAAGATTTTGCAAGTGATCATAAATATCTCTGCTTTGCAAATCTAGTTTGGTAATATCGAATCCGATTTGTTTGCAAACATCATGAATCACTGAAAGAGTGCGCAAGCCAAGAATATCAAATTTAACACACAAACTTGCCACATCGTTCATGTCATAACCAGAAACAAGATCGCCTTCACCTGTTGTTTGAAGAGGCATAATCTCTTCCAAGTCGTAGTGGCTGATTGCAATTCCTGACGGATGAACGCCAGTATTTTTTACCAATCCTTCAAGCTTCAAGGCAATTTCAAAGATTTTTTTGTTTTCATTTGCCCATTCTTTAAACTTGTCATTTTCTTGACAAGCGTTCTTTAGGCTTGCAACTTTTCCGAATTTTTTTGGAATCAAATCGCTAATTTCGTTTACTGCTGATTCTGGCAGTTCTCCAACAAGCTTTCCGCATTCTTTTACGCATAGTTTGCTGCTCAAAGTATTGAGAGTGAGAATCTTACATGTTTTTCCAGAGTATTTTTCTTCAATGAATTTGATTACTTCTTGACGGCGTTCATAAGCAATGTCATTATCAACGTCAGCAAGGAGCGAGCCGTCCAAATAAGTCTCTCCATCAACAACAATCTTTTTTGCTCGACTCTTTGATACAAATCGTTCAAAATATAATTCATGCTGAATCGGATCAACTTTAGTCACGCCAATCAAATACAGCACTAGAGAACCTGCCGCTGATCCACGGCCAGGGCCAGTTGGGATTCCGTTCTCATGGCAGAACTTCAAAATGTCCCAATTCAAGAGAACATAATCAATAAACCCAAGCTCTTCAAATAGGCTAAGTTCTGTTTTAACTCGCTCGTAATAAATTTGAGCGTTTTCTTTTTTATCAATTTCTTTTTCCAAAACTCCCTTGTGGCATAGCTTGCGCAGAAATTGGTAATTTGAAGAAGTATTTGGGATACCTAGAAGATCATAGTATTTTTGCTCAATGATAATTTTAGGAAGCTTTACGCCAGGGAGTGTTGGCTGCTGGTATTTTTGAAAGTTTTCGATCATTAGATTAAATTAAATGTGTAATATCTACTGCTATGTATGATATAAATAATAAAACAGCTTACTTTTTTGGATTTTTTTGGGGTGACGGCGGAATGAAATCAAATAATAGACCTACAAATCCAAGAATTTGTATTGTTAAAGAAGATGGAGAAAAATTATTTGAGACATTTAAAGAGTGTTTTGAATTTTCTTATTCAGAATACGCCCAGCCTAATAGAAAGATTCGTTCAACTTTTTATTTTAAAGATAAGGCTTTGAAAGCATTTCTTTTAGAAATGGATGGTTTGAATAAATCTTATCTAGCTCCAACAAAAATTCTAAAAGCTATACCAGAACATTTACATAAATATTTTTGGCGTGGATACATTGATGCCGATGGTTGTTTTTATAAATGTAAAAATAAAAAAAGTGGAGCATTTTCGATTTCATCTACTATAAATCAAGATTGGTCCGAAGTCAAAAACTTATTTAGCTATTTAGAGATTGAGAATTTTTCAATTTTTGAAAAGAAAACAAAGAGTGGTAATAGCTCTTCCTTCGAAGTTAAATATGGCCCAGATATTAAAAAAGTTGGTAATTTTATTTATGGAAGTAAATTCGATGGAATAGGTTTGAAAAGAAAATTTGATAAGTTTACAGAAATCTCTGACTCTTTAGAAAAACTGACTTCAAATAAAAAAGGAATTTCCTTTCATAAGGGAAATAAAAAATGGAGAGCTTACGTAAAGCGTCAATTTTTAGGATGGTGGAATACAGAAGAAGAGGCTTATTCAGCAAGAATTAAATTTCTAGCTCAAAAATCTGTTTCTGAAAAATACTAAACGTCATTTCGATGTCGTAGAGTGCCCCGTGCAATTTACTAGGGTCATGAGGAATTTCGTAATGTTTTAAGAGATGAGCTTGGCTTGTCTTAATGCCCTTTTCTCGGTGATTTAGCCAGCGATACTGCCAGCAAATCAAATCATCTGAATCCACAGACCTGCATTCCTTGGCAATTGCCATTGCTAAAGCTTTTGTATCAAGCACGCGATCTACATAATTAAAGCAAGAATCTAAACCCATTGCTCTTTTCCAAGAATTAAGCATATAAACATCAAATCCAAGAATGTTCTGGCCAATGATTTTGGTCTTGCTTTTTTCTAAATGATTATCAAGATTTGGACAAAATTCATTCCAAACCTCTTGTGGAGATTTCGCAAGAGCACGGTATTTATCATAATTAAAACCAGTGATTTTCGCCGCACCATCACTAATTTTCAAATCAGGCCAATAAATGTATCGCTCTTGGCGCGAGACTATTTTCTTTCCAACAGCTTCAATCCATGCGATTTGCCAAGGTCTTGAATGAAGAAGGTTAAGCCCCTCTGTTTCCGTGTCCAGGACAATATATTTCTGATTAAAATCGAATCTTAGTAAATTATCTTTCATTTTTAAATGCCTCCCAAGAGAATGAATCGCTGCCACAGTGTTCCAAGTTTGGGCTAGAAAGCGACTGTTCTTTGCCGAAGGCGCGATTACACAAACACTTATATGTTTGCCAAGCCTCAAAGTCTTTTCTGTTTTTGTAATAGATTGACTTTGTTTTTTGAATTTCGCCGCCTTGAAAACTAATCCATTTTTCAACTTTGGATTTCAAAATGTGATCGAATGGCAAATCATTATCCTCTACAAAATAAATGACTTTTGTAAAACTAAAATTTGGCAAACACTGCTTTCCTTTAAAATTATTATTGTAAATAAAAGAATCGTAAAATGGAACACACAGCATTAAATTTTCTGTCCATTTTTCATGGAGAGTGATGCTGTCAACGAATCCATTATGGTTTTGGTTGGTGATTGAAAAAATGCGCGTCAAATCTTTAACTCCAGCATCATTTTTTGCGAATAAAACAATTTTGTGCTCCGAAGATTTTTTATCTTCATCGCTGACATTGTTACAGCATGAGATGCGAAGTCCAAAAACTAATTGAATATTGTGCTCTTTGCATTTCTGATGAGCCTCCAGAAATCCGATCATTGAATCTTCTACCAAGAATATTGCTGGTAAATTGTTTTCTTTTGCAATTGCAATAATGCTATCTGCGCCACCCTCTTTTACTTCGCTTGGATGGTCTAGCGTTAGGATGGATTTCCCGATTGAATATGTGCTCTTAAAGAGGGCGATCATGCTTTAGTATAGCATGATACGTTCTACCTGTCAATTCCTTTATTGAATGCAGGACAACCTTGGTACCACATTGTCTGATAAAGATATTTATCTTCAGGATATTTTTTAACGTATTCGTCAAAATCTTCCAAGAAACATGAAGCAATCATTGTTCCTTTCATATCGCAGATTTTATAGTAGTAGAAATCAAATTTATATGGGCAATGCCATTTAATTGAACCGTCTTTCTTTAATTCTCCTTTGTAAGTGGCTCTACCACATTGCAAGGGGCCGCTAAAAGAATTGTCTTTTGGGTAATCTTGAAAAGCCGCAAGATTAGACATTGCGGTTTGAAAATTAAAATTGTCTAAATATTTTTGAATTTCCGTAAGTTCAGATTGAAAGCCATCTAATTCTTCGTCGCTTAATGCGGGCATTCTTACAACTCCCTTTTCTGTTGGCAAGAATTTAAGAAATAAAAATTCAGAACGGCGATTTTTATAATCGGGAAATAGTTTTTTTACCGCAAGAGAATACATTAAATCCTGCAAATTGTTTTCTAGGTCTTTGCCCTTAAAGACCTCTTTGCTGCTTTTAAAGTCTCGTATAATGGCTAGTCCTTGCTTCTTATAGAGGAAAAGTTTATCAATGAAGCCTTTGATTCTATAATCAAACTTTCCTTCTTTAACATCAATTTCAAAATCTTGCTCGCTTAAAGCTTGTGAAGGTTTGCCGCATTCTGCTCCAAAGAAATCATATTGAAGACCAGCGAGCGTCATATCGCAAATCTGTTTGATGTTTTCTTCATCATTGATGCCTTCTTTTTTCGCATGTTTACGAATTAATCTTTCAACAGCCCTGCTGGCAAAAACATCTCTCTTTTTAACGATAATGGAAAAATGTTTCTTGTGGCGATTTTCGCCCAAACATTCGAAAACTAAATGACACACGGAGCCGCGTTTTGCTCCACTATTACTCTTATCAGGAAGCTTTAAATGATACGAGCACCAATACTTCCAGCTACAAGATTGTGCTGTTTTGATTCGGCTGGCCGATAGAGATGTGCGATTTTTAGATTCCAAAGTTTTGTATTTTTTTAAAAAATTTTTCTAATTTCTTTTCTTGAAAAGAAGTACGATTAGCAGAGCAAAAATCTTTATAATCATTTAATTTGGCCTCTTGAGAGGCTGACGGAGCATTATACCATTCTTTGAATGGCATTTCTTTCTGCTTCATTTCTCCGAAATCATTTGCCCAAGGAAGCTGAACGAATAGCTGCTCAAAGTCGAAAAACTGACTGAGTTTCATATAGTTTTTCATTGCGGCGATTTTGCCATGATTCTTTTGCTTTTCATTATCATTATTTGTGGCGATAATGATCTTGCGCAGGTCTTTGGAGCAAAGATAATTCAAGAGCGCTGGAGAGCAGTCTAGGCCAAAAGTAACAAGGTTGTTGGCATAACCCTCATCTGTCAATGCCAAGCTATCTCCAATGCTTTCAACCAAGATGACTTCCTTCTTCTCGTCAATGAGAGAGTCAACTGTCTGCTCTCTGGGCACAAACGCTGGATAAACCCACTTTGTTTTTGTGCCAATATGTTTCCATTTAGGAGCCTCGTTATTATCATTAATTTTTCTACCGCTGAATCCAAAAATTTCTCCATTAGAATCATAAATTGGAAACACGATTCTTTGATACATTTGACCGTTGCCAGCCAAGCCGCATTGGTAAAGTTTCTGCGTTTCTTCGCTGATTCCGCGCTTTTTATAGAATGAATAGTTTGGGAATAGCCTATTCAAGCATTCTTTTGGGTAAATTTTGTCCATGTCTATTTTTTCTTTTGCGATATAGTGTACTTGAGTTTCTTGACTATAGCTAACGTATTGCTTGATAATTTTTGGGTCTTTGGTTTGAAGGGTTAGTTCAACCAGTTTGACAAATGGCATGGATGTGTTTCCTTGAACATAATCCTGCCATACGCCGCTATTTTTGTAAACTTTAACTGCTGTCGGATTATCGCCACCACGGTATAAAGCCTTGGTTCTCCAGTGATTGCCAAAGTCTTTTAAAGAATATCCAAGCTTCTCAAGCGAGAGTTTTATTTCATCAGAGTTCATCAAAGTCTGGAGCGGTGTTTCTTCCATTTTGTTCAGCACCTTCGCCAATGTTATTAAATTCCACAATGTCTCGCAAGTCTCCCTTTTCAGTAATGCGGAAATTCTTAAATTCTAGATTGATAAAGTTCTTGCGAAGAGTGTCTCCCACGCGCACGGGTTCAACAGCGCCAGCAATATCTTTGCCTAAATGTCTAGACTTGACATCAATTAATTTGTGCGTGCCAAATCTAACGCCTTCATTCAGAACCTCGTCTGTTGTTTTATTTCTCAGAATAAACATGTGCGAGCAAAATTGAGTGATTCTGTCCGATAGAGACACAATGCTTTCGTCATCAACTACATTTTGAGAGTTGCGATTATTGGTAATGCCAGAGCGGTTTGATTGCACAGAAGTAATCATTGGAATAATTGGCAGTCCGTCATATAAAATTTCTTTTTGTACGCAGCGCTTGAATTTATCCACCATTTCTCCAACCATTTGCCACTCTGTCTTGTTTCCGCCACCGCTATCAGATGTAGTTTTAATATAGTCAAAGCTAAAAATCATTCGATTACCGCGACCAACTTTAGAGTAATAAAATCTTTTTAATGTGTTGATCATTGAATCAACATCCAATCCGCCCACATTATAATAATAAAATTGAAGCTTTTTGACTTTTGACCACACAGAGCGGACTTTTTCAACAACTTCTTTTCCTGCTCGCAACCATTGACCGCTTTCAATCAAGTGCATTGGAACTCCGCTAAGAGCGGAACATTGGCGCATGATCAACTCTTCTTTGCTCATTTCTCCATTATCAAAATGAAGAACAGGAACATTATATTGCAAACTAACCTTGGTGGAATAATCCATGCAGAATTGAGTGTTATGAGTAACGATATAGTCATCAATCACATATAAATGTTCGCTATTATCAATTTCAATACAACGACAATCTTCTTTATTCGGAAGTTTTTCAACCTTAACTACCTGAATTTTTAGATCAGAATGCTGATACTGATGAGAATTAGGAGCTTTGTTCTTCTTTCTAGCAACAAAGAATAAATGATTCGGATTACGAAATCTAATAGAAATCCTATAACTCAAACGACAATGAACTTTTTCTCCATTTTTTTTATAAAATGTATTTTTTGTACGAACGGTCGCAATTCCCCCAATACTCCAAACGAGTCTTTGAATATCTTTTGCCAATTTTTCTGAACTCGTTGAATAACTAAGATTTCCATACTTTTCAGACTTCCCATTTCTGCCTTTGCTCTTAGAAAGAGTTCCATCGGTATCCATTAACCCTCTCAGCAATTCTATTCTTTGATTGAATGAGCCGCTAAAATAAATTTCTGGAATGAATTTTTCATACGCTCTTTTTCCAATTAGATTTAATTTACGAAGAGAGGTGGTTATAGTGTTTTCATTGCTGTTTTTCTTCATGAAACGGTAACCTTTTGATTTAGAGTTTGTCGGTTTTGTAGAAGAAATTTCGCATTCAAGAATTTTTTGCATTTTATCAATGATTTCAATATCGGCAGATTCCATTATTGGCGCTGTTGACAAACAGCCGTCTCCAATAAAAGCCCCAATGCAATAAGGGTGAATATCAAACTCTTTATCTTCTTTCAAGAGTTCCTCAACGAGAGGAAGGTAAACTCTTTTTGTAGAACAATTAAGATGATTAATTATTTCTTGAGTATCAACAATTTGCCAGTTGTAAACGCCTTTTTTATCGCGTCCAAAAATTTTCCAAAGATGCTCTAGGCCACAATCAGCATATCGCCCATCCTTCAAATAGATGCGATAAATTTCTTTATCTTTATGGTCGAAAACGCGAGTAACTGTTGATGTTTCACCGTTGGGACAAATTACTTTCGAACCAATATGAATATGTCTCATTTCTACAAATCCTGTAGGCGTAAGAACTTTGGTGTATAATGGATTCATTTTGCCTACACCGCTTCTAGCAACAATCACAGTGATATTCCCTGGCCGCAAGAGAGAGCCATAAATATCATTGATTTTTTTATGCGGCCCCATCATGCCAAACTCTGTGACAGGGTTCGCTCCGCGCTCTTCAATCACATTCTCCATCTCATCATAGATGTTTTCTGGAGAATCGTTGCCAACTTCGTATTGGTTGATGCGGCTATTGTATTCTTTATCAGCAACAGAAATGATTTCTGAATAAGAACTCTCCGCTGGAAGAGTTTTCATCTTTTTCGCAATATTTTGGGAGGATTCATAAATCTCCCTGCGAATAGTGTATTTTTTTAACTCTCTAGCTGTTTTAATGAGACTGCCATCGGCCACCTTTCTCATTCCAAGACTTTTGACGTATTCTGCCACATTCACCACATCATCAAATGAGATTCCAAGATTTTGCACGCGCTGCGCAATGATTACATCGTCAATTTCTTCATGGGCTTCGAGAGCCTGACGAACAATTGTAAAGATAGTTTTATTTAAACTATTATCTTCACTATAGAAATCCTTCTCATTAATAAACGCAGAGATTTCAAAATAGTTTTCTGGCTTTTTGATTAGCGCTGCCAGCAATTGTTTTTCGAGTTCGTAAGAGTAGATCATGCTGCTATTACGATAGCAGAGAATCAATCTTCGTCAAGATCATCTTCATCAATTTCTTCGCCGTCTCCAAGACTGAATGAAGATTCAGCTTCATCAATACTGATCAAATATTTTTCCAAGGCTTTTCTCATTCCAAACTCTACAATTTGAGAGTCGTATTTGGAGTAAATCACTGGCGCTCCGTCTTCTGAAACATAAGCCAACAATACGCCTTTATGCTTGTCAGCATTCCCACTTAGTTCATAAACTTGTTCAATAAAATTTGATGGCATTTCAAATTTTAACATCTCTTTGAGTTTATTCTTTGACATAACTTATATTACAGATAAACTCCGTGCGATTCAAAAAAATCTTTATTTAATTCTGAAACGTCATAGATTTCAACAAGCTTAATTCCGTTCGCCTCGCAGAAGTCTAATTTTTTAGAATCTCTTTTTAATTGTTGAAGAAATTCATTTCTATTTCCATGAAAAAATGGCACAAATTTAGTATGTTGCTGGCCTTGAACTTCGACCGCTATTTTTTTATTGGCGTTATAAAAATCGAATGTCATTCTTGTATCAACAAGGCGCAATTCTTCAAATACGAAATCTCCATCCCAATATAGCTTTAGGAATTTTTTTACTTCATCTTGAAACTTACTGCGTGTTTTCTTGCGCCAGTTAATCAAGTATTTTGAAGCGTTCTTTAAAAGTTTTTCTTTCCCATGTAGAGTTTTAAACTTCATTGGAAATCATTTTGCGAAAATATTCAATCAAAAACAAGAGAAGCTTTTCATCATCTTCGATTGTCTTAAAGAGCGCAGCTTCGCCGTGAACTTTCTCTGGAAAGAGAAGTCCGTTTTCAGTTAAAAGCTGAACGAAGTCTTCACTAGGAGTGAACCATGCGCCTCCCTTATTAACAAGCTCCCAAGCAAGAAGCAGGTCAACAATCTCCTTTTCAATCCAGATTGATTTGCCGCCAGTTCTGCCATATCTGATGGGATATGGAATGGTTAGATTTGTTTTCTCATTTGGAGACTTTTTCACAGTAACTTTGGCCCAGTGTCCAATAATAGGATTTTTTTGAATATCAATATTTTTATCAGATGGGTTTTTAAGAATCAAGTCTGATTTGAAACGAGGTTCAAACTCAAGAATCCAGTTGGCAAAGTGAAGGAGAGCATTACCTCCTGTTGCAGATGTTTGCCGCACGGGGGCTTTAGAATAAGGATCGAGTTTAATATCTGCGCGAACTTGAGAGATAAAAATAGCCATGTGTCCGCGTTTAGCAAGAGCGATTGACATTTTTTTCATAAATGTTGCTGCGATTACCGCCCCTCCTGCAACTTTTGCGCTTTCTTCAAAAGATTTATCCATATCGTTTTTTGCAATCAACCCATCAACGGAATCGAGCAGAAAGCAAAACTTGATCTTTTCTTCGTTCTTGGAAACTAATTGACGCATTGCATCAACAACTGTTTCATATACGTTACTTTCAAAAACAAAGCATGTTCCTTCAGCCCATTCATCAGCCGTAAAAACAAATTTAACGCCCGAACGGGCTTGAATTTCTGGCGAAAGCCTTCCTTCCGCTTTAATATAAAAACCTTTAGAATTAGGAACGCTTAAAAGAAAGTTTTTCATGACCTCTAAGGATTGGGAACTTTTACCCGACTCATTAATGCCACAAAAACGGTGCAATCCTGGCCCAAAACCTCCGCCCAATTGAAGATCAAGCTGTAATGACCCACTCGAAACCTTGTAATCCACTGTTTCTTCAAAGTTATAGTGATCTTCTGCGTTTTGCTTTAAAAACGAGCCAAGAACTTCTGAGGAAGTGATTTTCTTTTCTTCTGTTTCTTTAGTCTTTTTCATTTAAAAAATCTCTAATTGTTTTGGGTTTGCGGACTGCGATTTCTCGTTTTTGAGAAGGATCGTCTCTAAGAATGGTTTCTGGTTCTCTATTTATACGAGAGCCAGAACTATAAATTTTGAACCTTTTATCTAAATCTTGAAGGATTTTGGGCGCGAATAAAATAGCCAAACTCTCCCCTTTTAATGGGAAGCTGGTATCTCTTAGAAACTCCAAACTGTATCTTTCGGCCAAACGCCCCAATAAAACATATTCTCTTTGCCAAAACTCCCGCTTTGATTTGGCAGGAATTTCAACAAATTTAGAAACTATGAGTTTTTTATTTGGCTGTTTTTGTTTGGCCATTACTTATCATAAGGCAAACCTAGGTCAGATGCAACCATTTTTTCAGGAATTTCAATTTTGCTAATACTTCCATCGGCAAAAATAAAACCAAGAAAATAAGCTTTCTCTTGACAGTCAATTTTTTCAAAGAAAGATTCGTTGAGATGGTATTTTCTTGAGCATTGATTATCAAATGTAAAATGTCTTTTACGCATGATTTTGAAGATCGTGATTTACCATTTTGTCCACGAGTTTTCGGAATGAGATTTTTGGTTGCCACCCTAGCTCTTGGCGGGCAGGATCGGACACGCCCCACAATAATTCCACCTCTGCCAACCTGTAAAATTTTGGATTGACTTTGACAAGAACTTCTTGAGTCTCTTTGCGAAGATAAGTTTCATCAACTCCTTCTCCTTTCCAATATCCTTGAATACCAACCGTTTCAAAAGAGAGTTCGACAAATTCGCGCACAGAATGTGTTTCATTAGAGGACAACACATAGTCTTTGGGAGCTTCTTGATTGAGCATCGCCCATACTCCTGTCATAAAATCTTCAGAATCGCTCCAATCACGTCTAGCATCAAGATTACCTAGTTCAATTGGCGCAAATTCTTCGTCTTTTTGCATAGCTTTTTTGATTCTAGCAACATTAGAAGTAATTTTGCGCGTCAAGAACTCATGCGATCTTCTAATTCCCTCATGATTAAACAAGATGCCTTGGACAGCATAAGTGCCATAAGACTCGCGATATACCTTGACAAGATGGTGCGCAGCACACTTAGATGCCCCATAAGGCGATCTTGGCCTGAATGGATGATTAATATCTTGTGGAGAATAGGCTACATCTCCAAATTGTTCGCTGCTGCCAGCATTATAAAATCTAGTATGTGGGGAAATATTTCTAATGGCCTCCAAACAATAAAGAACGCCCATGCAGTTTGTTTGCATGTGATTGATTGGCATTTTCCAGCTATTTCCAACAAACGAATTGGCGGCAAAATTAATGAAGAAATCTGGCTTAATTTCTCTTACCGCTTGGTTAATGCTTTCGGGATCAGTAAGGTCTAATTCACATAGCTTGAATCTTTCATGATTTTTTAAATGTTCGATATTTTGATGATTAGGAACGCTTAAACGACGATGAGCGCCATATACAAAATTATTTGGGTCTTTTAGCAGATGGTCTGCCATTAAAGAGCCGTCCTGACCAGTGATACCTGTGATAATAATTGTTTTCATGATTTAAATTCTGTAGTTTGTATATTTGGAAAAAATTTGTTTTGTAACGTTACTTTACAATGATACCTTTTCATATTTAAATCGTCAACTTCCTTAGCTGAAATTTCTCCATAACGAGCTTTTTCTACAGCGTCAAAAGTTTCTGAGTTAACGTTGAATAAGTCTGTAAAAGCTTTAGACTTTAAAATATCAAGATGTTTATCTTCTCCAACTTGATTCATTAAAAATTCATTGCATTGATTCTTAGCATCTAAAGTCTTATTGGTATTAATTTTTTTTGCTTTAACCGTTAGAATAGCTAAGTAATCGTATGCATATCCTTCATCTACTAAAATTTTTATCATAAATTAAATTTAAATATTTTGTTTCCCAATATGGATAGACTTCTCCATTGATTGCTTTTTTGATAGAATCTATTGATAGCCTTGGGACGAGTTCATTTTCATCATTTTGAAACAAATGCACGTTTTGAGGGTATAGCCAGTTCATGTCTTCTTTTAAACAGTCAACTAAAACAGGCAGATACAAATCTTTCGCATGTGGGACATTTACTACAATAATAGATTTGATATTTAAACCAGCGGCGACATTCATAAATCCGCTATTTAAGCCAATAAAGTATTCGCATTCAGCAAGTTTTATAATACTTTCTTCTATAGATAGGTTCGAAAGACTTGTGACTTTTTCATTTCTGAAAACAGACTTTTGGCCAAATTCATAAAACTCATATTCAGATTCGTTAATAAAAGACTCAATTATTATTTTTGATTCATCTAATAACTGTCTTGGGTTTTCAAATCCTTTGCTTTTTAGATCAAATGCGCTTATTCCAGTGGAAAAATGAAGACCTATCTTTTTTTTATTGATCTGAGAATCAACATTAATATAGGGCGTTGGTTTAAACTCAACATTTAAACCGATTGCTCTTTGCAATCTTTGGGCCAAATGTCCATTTCCAATATCAAAAAATTCCAATAATTCCGTTCTAATGTATTGGCCAGAATTAATATCTTTGTTTAATTTACTATTAAATTTACAAAGGCTTTGCCAATGTTTGTTTTGAGAGTATATATTTAAATTTTTAGATTGATCTTTTGTCAAGGCTGTTAAAATAACAGCGTCTCCAAGACCAATATTTAAAGTTGTTAAATTTAATTGATCAGCTTCTTGAATAGAAGCTAAATCATTGAGTTTTGGCTTGAAGCTTTTTTTATCTTTATAAAATTTATATAAAATATCTTCAATCATCTTGGCACCACCAATCTAAAAATATTTCAGGCATCCAAGGACAACATGGTTTATCTATACCTGTAGTTGGACTTGGTTTTTTATCAAAATAAGGAGTAATATTCTTTACTTTATCTTTTCTCAAGAAAGAAATTTCTAAAGTTTCAGGGACTGTTCTTGTTTCATCAAAAACATCAGTATGATTATTTGCGTGAATATGGTACAAATAATATCTATCATTCAATACTTTTAAAGCTTCAATATGTTCATCTTTAATTAAATTTAATTTATGAAATTCAATACTTAATTGAGAAAAATGATTAAAGAAATTTTTATCTATATTGAGAATCATTTCATATTCTGAACCCTCAATATCAAATTGACCCAAAAGATTTTTTTTATCTAAGTCTCCATTAATTTTTAAAAACTCATAAGCGTTTTCTGAAGAAACAAATTCTTTATGAAAAAGAAAATTTTCATGACTAATAGGTGGTCCATCAACGCT